AACAACGGTGAGATTTCAGCTGCTTTTAGCCAAAACAGCTCCAATCAAAATAGCTCTTCAGATCAAGACAGCCAGAAAAGTAGCATTATATCCAGTAGCACAACTCAGCAAAGCTCTTATTCTTACAGCAGTGATACTAGCTTATCTTCATCAACTACTGAAGCAAGTTCATCTGAAACTAGTACTACCAACAATATAACTGCTGTTAAAAATGTTTTACAGAGTGGTTTTGAAATTGCACCTATTTTGTATAATGGCGAGGATGTCGGCAAGGCTATGGATGAAGGAAAAGCCCCTCAGAATACAATACATGATGGTGTTGAGTTCGGATATTTGAAAGATGATTCTCTAGCACGTATGTCTTTAATGGGTGGTGCATTTGATCAGCCTTATGAAATATCAGAAGGCATACTGACTATTGGAGATTTTCAGTTTAATTATTCAGAAAATGGCAACTCGATTACTTTTGATACTTATGAAAAAAGCTATTCAGATGGTTCCACAATTACTTGGCAATTGTCATCCTATCCTGGAGCTAAATATTCAGTTGATTCTGCCTATGTTCAAAATTGAAAACCATTGTTTAAATAAGCCTACTTCAAATCAAGTAAAAAACTCAATTATAATTTAACATACTTCTTAAGACAGCTGATCAGTTGTCTTATTTTTGTATTAGTCTATCAGTTGAATGCCACGTTAATCAGATTAAGCGAACGTACGTTTGAAGTGTAAATAAAAAAATAAGCCTATCTCAGACAAGATAGGTCGCTTTATCTATGCAATATACATTGCAACTAATATTTTAGTTTGTTTTATAATTGTTTTCAATAGCAAATATTTAAAAGGGTCTATCAACTGGAAAAAAGATAGACCCTTTTCGAGTGGAGTTGCAGTTAAAAACTACAACTGCAATGATTATTGTAATGCAATTATCTGCATTTAACAATATAAAATTTATAAATCATTAAAAATAAGCCTAGTGGGACTGTCAGATGTCAGTGCTCCATTTTTCATAATGTCATCTTTTCAATAATATTTGATACCGTCTTATTATAGAACAAATTTATATGTATGCCAGCCGAAGCTGGCTTCTTTATTTACGAACAATTTTCAATTTTATTAATGCGCAACGTATTCTATTTAACCCTTAATGACTGTCCAACATAAATCAAATTGACATTCTTTAACTCAATTAAGGTTAGTAAAAGTGTTTATTTTAAGCTGCTGATTGAATATGTATTAATTGAGTAGCTTATTATAGTAGAAAACTCTGAAAAATAGTTGACCATATGGAATGGTAAAGCAAGACTATTGAAGAGGTACTAGAATTAACTATAGAGTATTTTAATTCGTTACTTAATTGATTTTTTGATGCAGTTACTAGTTGAAAGTAATATAATAAATATTAAGAAAAAGTAAAGTTATAAATTTTTTATTGGGGGGATTTATATGGCAAAAGTTATCGTAGGAAAGGATGGTAAAAAGTACAAGCAAGTTGATAAAAGCACAAACAGGAAAAGAACACTTGAAATTATTCTTTCCACTGTAAGTTTAATCTTGTCTGTGTTTTTAATTGGATCTGGCTTGGGAGCCACTTCTTTTATAGATGCAATGGGTGGTGGCGGCTATTATACCGCTAAGTTTTTACTTGGTATTTTATTAGCTATTATGGCATTTGTGCTCACGTTCTTTCTTAATCGAAAGCACACTCTATTCAGCTCATTGATTCTAGCTATCGGTATAGTTATTTTACTGACATGTGGCGAATTTGGCATTGCTGGTGGAGCTGGTTATATTATTACTGGAATTGTAGCTTTGGTTAGAAAGTGAGGATGATATTATGAGTAAAAAAATTCAAGATGAAAATGGTAACACCTATGTTGAGATGAAGCCCTGGTATAAAAAATGGTGGATATGGGTACTAGCTGTTGTTGTTTTATTTTTTATTATTGGAGCCTTGGGCGATAATGGTTCAAAATCAAGCAGTAGTTCAAAGCAAAATAAGACTACAAAATCAACTGGTCACACTACTACAAGTAATGAAAAAGGTGAATCTTCTACTACTCAAAAAATTACAGTTAGTTATAAAGACTACACTATTTCTAATAGTAAAACATATTCGACAAATTATACTGACACAACTTGGAGCCCCGCTACTGTCAACGTTACTAAAGTTGTCGTCTATACCTTATCTAAGCCAACAAGTTATAAATCTGCTAATGATGGCACTTTCCAAGCAACAGGTTTTGTAAGAATGTACTTCAGTGTTAAAGCTAATCGTGATCTAAACATCTACCCTACTCAAGGAACTTATATTTTTAATGGCAGTGAACAGCACCAAGCGGATGGTATGGAAAGCTGGGACGGTGACATTAGCAACGGTGTTACTAAAACCGGTAGTGTAACTGTTCCTATTAAAGATACTTCAAACTTAAAAACAATCCGAGCTAAATTTGATGCTAACTATGATACCAACAACTATGATGATAACAATTCAGACCATTCATACGATTTCACTTTAAATCTATAATATTTTCGATAGACCAATTTATTTGGTCTATTTTTTATGCGTTCTGTTTTGCAAGCTAATGCACAACTACGCGTCTAAAATTTGAAATTGCAGTAGAATGCGCGAAAAAAATAAGCCTGCCTGAAATTAATCGAGCAGGCTTTTAATGTACAAAAAAGAACCCTGTGAGGGCTAAAGGCACAACACAAGGCATAGACGCTAATGGCACTACAAAGCTACAAGCGTTTGGGATAGTCAATCCCGAAAAGAGCTAAACTCTTTTATGCTTACATTATTAATTCAAGCTGCAATTGGCGTGGCTATCAATGTTATTTCTGGCTTGATTATGGCATTAATTGATATTTCACTACATAGGCTTTAGATATAAAAAAGGCCGGCATGCGCCAGCTAGATAAAATTAAGAATCCTACAAAATAATAGGTGTTCGGTCTATCCGAACTTAAATGCCACATACACGGCTAGTAACTATCTCTCTATACATAACTTAACACTTGTTATTCATATAATCAACCGTTTAACCCAAAAAACTGTGTAATTTCTTCGTTATTTTTTCCATTTCCTCATGATCTAAATTACCCATATATTTTATTATTCTATTCCGATTAATACAACGTATTTGCTCGCACTCAACTGTAGAATCAAGTCTCAAAAAATCATGATCTTTTTTGTAAAGAAAATAATGCCATGGATATTTGGGAACTTTCCCGTCTTTGTCATACTGCAAATTTTCCGTTAATGGTACAACTACGACTAAACCTGATCTTTTTTTATTAAAATCAGTAGAAGAAACAACTATAGCAGGTCTTGCTTTATTTAATTCGTGTCCTACGTTTTCGCCAAATCTTACTTTGTATACTGAACCCCTCACAGCTGTAATCCTACATATTGAATCACTATAAAGTATGGCTTTTTCTGACAAGCTTTCTTTTTTACCTTCCCATTTTATTAATTTTCTTTTTTTTTGTTTAATATTATTTACTATATTCATTTAGTCACCTCATTGAAATTTTCCACAATCACTTGGAAAAAATTTAAAACCATATCCTAAAGCCAAACCATTTCTGTCAGTAATTATTTTAGGTTTTAAAGCATCAAAGATTTCATTTTTTTCCTTATCACGTAGGTATCTTAAAACAGTATAAGATATTATATCAGCAATTTCCAACATATAATAAGATTTTTTATTATCAGCTGTTCTTTTCTTATTAAAATGAATTCCATTAATACTTTTAAACTTACTGCTATCTACATAATATGTTCCATTTTCATAAACATTAACTGCTTTCGATAGTACTTCTTGATCTTCTTTTCCATTTCTAGACTCAAACATAACCTCTCCTTTTTTCCTAGACTTATTAAAATAACTGTTCAAAAAGAAAGAATACCTTTCTAAAATATACGAAAATAATTCTTCGTATAAGGGATGTACATTAGGATAATATCTGTTAAAAAATTTGACTTTGTCAGATGCCATTATAATTGTTTTAAAATCCATGTGTTCAATCACATCAGCCAAATCTATTATAAATTTGTCATAGTCTATATATTTTTTGTTAAAGCAACTCATGTGCTTTCTAATTTCTCTCGCATGCAAGACTACTCTTTTGCCTGTATAAGTTCCATTATTCCAATATTTATTTTTTAAATCAGCTACAATTTTTCTATTTTTTTCGAAACTATTAATATCAAATATTGCTCCTGATAAAATAAACCATTTATTTTCTAAATTAATGCCATTCCTCTCAACAGACTTTAATTCTGCAGTTCCAGATTCATCTAATGCGAGAATATATGGAGTTTCACTGGTTAACTCTTCAATACTAGTAGGATATAATTTCCAATTTTCATTATCCAATTCTTTCAATCCTTTTTGTATTCTATATTAAAAATAAACAATTCTTCACAAAAAATAAAATTTACTAAAATTTAGTATACTACTTAAAAATCTTTGAAAAAAGGAAATTATTAATTTTTTATGGTAGCCGGAGCTAGCTTTTATGTATGGGGCAAAAAAGCCCCGATTTTTAAACCCGTCGATTTCGACCGGTTTAGAACGTGAACTATGTCTACTTTTATGGATCTACAATGTTTTCTATTTTACTCTCAAAGACTGACCAGCCCAGATATAGTTCACATTCTTTAATCCAGATAAATTCTTAATCTGACTTACTGAAACACTGTACTCACTAGCAATTTTTGAAACAGTATCGCCTTTTCGCACGGTGTAATAAACTTTTGAACTCGTTGTCGCGGATCCTGACACTTTCAAAATTTGCCCTGGATAAATAGTCGAGTAAATAGAATTACCATTTAAACTAGCCAAAGTGTACATTGAAATACCATACCGATTAGCTATTGCCCACCAAGAATCGCCAAACTTCACAGTGTAAGTTTTCGATGTCTGATTAGCTGTTGATGAACTGGTTAGCTGAACATCTTGAGCTAAAGCCCAGCCCATGGGTACGTTGCCCTTATAAAGCAGAACCGCTTGATTGGACTTACTTAAAACTAAATCTTGCGTGTCTTTAATTGTATATGTTTGCCCCTTTGCGTAACTCGCAATATTAACTCTAGGCTGATACCACTTTGTTGCTGATTGCTTCAAAATAACGGTTTGACCAACATTAAAACCTTGCTTACGACTGTCGCTGTTAAGTTTCTTATTTTGCGTTTTAGCTTCAGACCCAAACCACCAGCTAACAGACTTCCGATTAGTATCAACTAACGAACTATCCAGTGATGTTGCAAAAGCTACCGAAGATTGATTATCTTTATTTTGCCACATATCATAATTTCGTGGGTTGGGCCAAGCACCCTGGTAAGCTGCTAACCAGTAGCCGTCAAATTTATTAATTAAGCTTTGGCCAACATAAAAGTCAGCAAAGTTTCGATACGAATAAAAGACTACGTGTTTATTAGTCAATGACTTCATCTCATCTAACCAAGCTTGCACTGCCGCTTGAGTAGTGCCATACTTGACCGTGTTTTCTTCAAAGTCTAATACATAGAACTTTGCATTTTTATCAGACCGATTGTAGAAGTCCTTAGCTTCCTGACGAGCATCGTCGGCTGAGACAAAACGAGCATAAGCATATTGTCCGTACGGAATGCCAACCTTATCAGCCATTGTAGTATTGTATGCCGCGTACTTATCAATGTAGTTTGAGCCGTATTGCTGACGAATTATAAGTCCACTGACTTCCGACTTAACATTTTTAAATTGTTGTTCAGTTTTCTGACTTTGCCACTCTGAAATATCATAGACTGGCAACGTATCTGCTGAAGCTAATTGTGCGCATAAAAAAAGACCAGCTGCCGCCGCTCCTACCCCAGTTAAAAGTTTCTTCATTGAACTAGCCCTCCTTCGGTGTATCCGTGCCAACAATGTTTCCATCTTTGTCTAAAACAATCCCAAGCGAATTAGCCTTAGAATCAGTATTCACTTCTGTCAATTTATCGACTACCGCACTAATCTCTTCAATCTTCTTTTCAATTCCAGATGTATCAATTGATTTGGAAGCTTCAGTTAAAGCTTTGTTTCCAGTAAAACTACCGGCAAATCCTAATGCTGAACTTAATAGAAGACCAATAATAATAACATCTGATTGGCTAAAAATCACATGAAAACCATATTTAGCAATCAGCACAAACAGTACAATCATAACTGTAGCTAACTGAATCCAAAAGCTTGGCTTACGAATGTTAGTTGCTAACATCTTCTTAAATTCCTTCATTTGTATTTTCCCTCCTATTTCATAAAAAGGTTCTCAATCAAAAACAGCGCAATTGGTAGAATTAATGCCGTCCATGCTGTACGGTTCCACCATTTTGCACTGTCTTGAATTTCATTAATATTTTTGTCATGCTGCTCTGATTTGACTTCTAGTTCATCTAACCTCTTAGCTTGTTCACTGATTTCTTTGTTTTGCTGCTTAATATTTGCAATGTCAGTCTTAATCGAGGAAACATCTTCTTTCAGCGACATCAAAGCATCAAATATCTTATCATCCACACACTGTCACTCCCTACAATTTTTAGAGAGCTTATTAAGCACTCTTAACTGCTGTCAAGCTAGCTAACTTCGATTTAGCTAACGTTTCAAAATCACTTTTAGTTAAGTCGTCTAAAGTTTTGCCGCCAGCTAAATCACTAGAAGTAATCTGCAAAGTAGCACTGACCGCATCACCGTTATCTAAACCATTTAAGCCAACTGAAACGCTTGAAGTAGCTCCATTGGTGTCAAATTGATATGCAAGTCTATTTAATGTAATTTCCATGATTATTTACCTTCCTTTTCTTTGTCATTTTCAAAAGCAGCATCTAATTGATCTAGCACAATATCGTATACCTCAGCCTCAACTCCCTTCAATTCCTTTTCGTAAGCTCCAAGTTGTTTCCATAAAGCTTTGTATTGTTCAGAATATTCAGTAAAGTTAATTGATACGGTTTCATCATTGTATTCTTTGACTTCTTCTTTTAATTTTTCAAGGTTTGCTCCGTCTAAAGGAATATACTCATTGTTCTTAACAATCATCTCGCCTTTTTTATTCTTCTTGTAATAAGGCTTTTTAATGTCCTCAAGGTCGTTGTTGTATTCTTTAGCTTTCTCTGCAAGACGCTTAATAAGCTTGTTACGGCCACGTGATCCTTTGTTCTTTAAATCAAAGTTTCCTAAAGTATTTGCTACGATAATAATTTCGTAATTTTTGAAAGTTAATAATTTTGTCATGCTGCGTTCTCCTTTAATTGTTTAAGTCCTGCTTCTAAACTACTTATCTTACTATTTAATTCTTGGATGGCTGCTACAGCATACCCTAAAATAGTTCCATCATCACGACCTGTTCCATTTGCGATCACCGCCTTTTAGGCAGCATCTGAACTAAAAAATTTAATCAGTTTTGGTTTAGCAAGTGCTACTAAATCATTCTTTGATAAACTATCCAGCGCCTTATCTGTATCGTCCGGCAATACTTTAACCGTGGCGTTGACATATTGTCCTGCGTTGTCTGTTCCATATAGCCCGATCGCTACAACAGTTGTAGCGCCGTCCTGATCCAACGTGTAATTGATACTATTTGCTTTGATTTCCATGAAAATCACTTTCCTATTTTTGTTTTATATTCTCAATTTCTTGTTTTAATTCTTGATTTTGTTTTTTTATTTCTTCAATCTGTTTACTTAATTCTTGGATAGCTAACGTTGCATAGGCTAATTGTGTACCATCGTCACGACCCTTTTTATCCTCTGATAAAAATTCATCGGGTTCAGTATATTGGGAGACGTCATTAATATCATCAATGACATAACTCGCATAATGTTTAGATGAGCCTCGCTCGACATCTGATTTATACTGATAATCATAGATTCTAGTTTGATTAATTTTATTTAATGCTGTTAGTGAATCAATTTCAGAAATGTTAGTTTTCAAGCTTAAAAGTGAAGAATTAGCAAATGATTGTGCGTGTACGGTTGTCAGATTCCCGCTCTTGTCTCGCATCCACCAGCCGTTATAGCTAGCATTATATAGGGAACCCCCATCACAATGTGCCCCCGCAAAATAAAAACTTGAACAGTCGACATGAGTTTCGCCTATCGAATACAACCAAATTCCGTTTGCTTGCGCAACGATATTTTTTCCCGGTGTGCTAGTAGAACCGGTGTAACTAGGCCAGTCGGCAGTTCCAACCAGCAAACTAGGCTGATCAGCGATGTAGTTTCCGTAATTTTTTCCTGCCTTTATAGCTGCACACCAATCTTGATCACCACCAAGCATTGCTAAATTCCAGCTTGCGCTAACACCGCCGCCGTCAACAATGCCATAATATCCTGTATCGATCACGCCTGCTTGCTTTCCATCGTTGTCAGTCAACAACGCCGATCCGCCACCACCGTGAATTTTGATACCGCCGAGTCCCATGCCAACGCCGTGTTCGATAACCCCGTAATCGTCAACGGGCGGTTTTGTACCGCTCGACATACTTGCAATTGTTCCCCAAACATCCAAGTTTGAAAGTATCAATTTGCCACCTTTCATGAACATACCTTGACCAGCATTGTCATATACCTGAATATTACCTTTTTGAATCCAAGCATTGTTGCCTGAACCATCATAATCATGTACACCGTTACCGTCTATCCAAGTATCATGACCTGAGCTAGACTGATGGAACGAAACACCAGTAATTGTGCCACCACTGATATAGTCGCCGCTTAGCGTACCACTACTGATGTTGTTGGCATTCAAGTTAATTACACTAACGTTAGCCGCATTAAGCGTGCCCGCTGTAATTTTGTCAGCAGAAATTGAATCAATCATCGCCGACTTAATAACAGCATTGTCGATAGTAGGTCGAGCCAGCTAATATGAACTTTTTTCCCAGCAATTAAAATTCCTTCTGTAGAAAGGTTGATTTGATTGATTACGTCATTCTTAACAACACGCAGGTTGATGTTATCTGAAAGCTGTTGGATTTGGGAATTACCCATGTCATCAGGAGCCGGCGAGCTAATCCGTTGGTACCATTCCCAAGTTCACCATTGCAGTGCCTAAATAAGACCGTCACAGTACTACCTGTCGTGTTAACGACGCAAATTGTACTATTATCGTACAGGCTTACATTATTGCTATTCCTACTGTCAGAGTTAATTATGGTAACCCATACTTTATGCCAGACATTTGGAGATAAGCTTGGTACCTGTTCCACCGCCCATAGAACTATTACTACTCCTGCGGCTTACATTATCGTTGTCATTACCTCCCCATGCGCTAACACCCATAACGGAGATGCTGTTTGTATCACTATTCCAGATTAGTCCATCAACGCTAGGTTGTAATCTGTGCAGAATAGGTCGTTACGACTGCCCCCAAGGTATTTCAGGCTTGGTAACTGCATTATCGTTTGCAAACGCACCACCCCAAGAATCTCACTCAGCACCAATTGCAACAGGTAATAGTTCTAATGGTCATGTTGTCACCCGTAGGTCATAACTATGTATGTGTTGAACGTCGCTGGAACAATATTGCCTAAAGGTATTAAATTAGTTCCACCAACGGTTATATGATTTAGACTAACCTTTGACTATCAATCATGATTACTCAACGTGGTAACTTCGGCATTGTACGTAGCGCTTGTGACACGCTGCTGAATAGCTTTATCCGTCTGAGTCTGATATGAATTGAACAATGCACTTGTTACTCTCTGTGACAAGGCATTATCTGTTTGAGTTTTATATGAATTAAAATCGTTAGATGCCACTTTAGAGCCTATAAGTGTTGCCGTTTGTGTTTGATAACTAGCAAAGGTGTCATTATCTACTTTCTTAGCAACAGTCTGTTTAATCCCATCAAGAGTGATAGATAAATTAGTAACTGAAGTAACCGTAGCATTATCTGCTGGATTCGCAGACCAATCAGTAGCTAAGGAACCTTTTTCAAGTTTCATATTTGAAAAAGTAATTGTGGCAGTAACATTATCTAATCTATACCCAATAGTAGTTGACCAATCTACTGATATACCTTGTGTTAGTGTTTGAATAATGTGCGTTTTTGTAGTGGTTGCTGTTTGAGAACCCCCAAAATTATTCCAGACATCTCTAGCGAAAATACTAAATGATGTGGATTTATCAGCTATAACATCATAGCTTAATGTTATAGGCGTGTTTGCTACTATTGTTGAGGCTAAAGAATACATTGGGTTATTTTCATTAGCACCACCAGATCCGGTTACAGAAAACTGATTGCCTGTACCTAGCAACAGATTAGTCCCAACCGCACTATTATTAACCTGTGTTTGAACTTTAGAAATATTCACATTCAAACTGTCAGCACTAGCTTTAATCTGATTAGTTGTCCAAGTCTGATCAGCCTTATTTGTGCTCAAACTAGATATGGTACTATCCCAACCATCTGCACGTTGATTCAAGGTAGTAATATCAGTAGTGGCTTTATCAGCAGTACTTTTAACAGAGGCTACTTGGGATTGTAGGTCATTGGCAGTCGCTGTGATTTGGATAGACGCCCAAGATTGAGTAGCATATCCATTTAAGTCACTTTTGACTAATTTTAATGCCAGTCCATTGGCTAAATCAGCGATGGTCATAGTTGAGCCATCTTTCAATGTCGTAACCTGTTGTTGAACGGCGTTAGCAATGTCTGAACTATTATTGGCAGTATTAATTGCATTAGCAGCATCTGTCATAGCTGATTTAGCATTATTGATTGCCGTACTGGAATTAGACATAGCTGTGTTGGCATTATCTGCTGCTGCATTAGCTGTATCAATGCCGGCTTGAGCTTTAGTTAATGCTTGATTTCCAATTTCAACCGCCGCATTAGCATTCTGTTTAGCTGTATCTGCTTCGGCCATAGCTTTGTCAACAGCTTCACTAATGTTTTGGCCAGTTTTATTCGAAAATTGAAACGCCCACTCTGAGCCATCCCAAATATATACCTCAGTAGTATCACCATTTTCTCGCCAATATAAATCTCCAATATGCTGTGCAGTTGGGAAGGCCTGAGAGCTGCTCCCTTTAAAAGTAGTAGTCTTTCCATCAGCCGACTGCCATGCAATTGTGGCATTATTTTGTGCATCTTGTGCTACCTGCTTGGCTGCTTGAGCAACTGTTGTTAGCGTATTTAGCGTCTGACCTAATGTTGGTGTAATACTACCTAATTCAATTTTGTCATATGAATCCGTCAATACATTCCATTCAGCATGAGTCACTTTAGCAGTCGTATCAATGCCTAATTTAGTAAATCTAACGGGCACAATATCACACAAATCTAATTGCTCAAGTGGTGCTACATCAGCATAGTTACTCGTCTTAGATAAATCCTCGAATGAAACGCTAATTGAAACAGTGGGAATGCCAACATCATTATTAGTAATATATTGCTGAGCTAAGGCTTTCAATTGTGATTGCACTTCAGCTACTGTCATATAAACAGTAGTATCACTATCACTCGCATCACTTGCCTTAGTCCCAACTTTGACATTTTCAAAGTTGCTGCTGAAATCAACTGGCAAAATTTTTCTGTTGGGATAATTGCCAACATACTGACTGTCAACTACATAATTATCAATTGTATAGAGAGATGAAGTATCTCCACTTGACGAATTTAAAGTTGCATAAGGATAAATTGATGTGTAAGTATTCTCAATATTTTCTTCTTGTTGAAAACTTGTGATATTGCGACCATACGCTAGCAAAGCGTTGGCCGAGCTTCCTCGTTGCTTTTTTAAACTAATATGGAGATTGTCAAAAAGATATTCACCGCCCCACACATCTAGAATCGAACCATCAACACCACCTAGAGCCTGGCGAGCAGTCTGAACCTTATCAATTGTCCAAGCTGTCGAATTGCTAGTTGTGATATCAGAATCAGCAGTTATTTCATTGCTATCGATAATAGCTTTTTGCCATTGCTGCATTGCATCATTAGCTGATCCGCTAACAGTCACGCTTGGTTTTAATGCTAAATCATTAGTGATATAGGAGATATGTTCCGCATATACATCAATGTAAATTTTGCCATCTTCACTCATTTGCGGAGTAGTTTTTTTGATAACAAAACGCTGATCTATTAAAACATGACCAGCGTCTACTTTAATTATTCGATTATTTTCAAGTAAATCTGCTCTAGCCCCGTCAGCAGGATAGGTCATCTCGAAAATAAATTCTCCATTTCGCTCCTCCGTCACCACAGCTGTTAGTGCATCTGGCAATGTTCCCAAGCCCTTATTAAAGAAATTGGTAGTATTGGCTTCATATAAAACCAGTACGCTCACGTTCTCACCTTCCATCTCGGAGTTATTTCAAAATCACTAACTGTCCCCGACCAGCTAATTTTTGTATTTCCAACCGGTAAGTTAGGGAAATTGCTATATAACTTATCAAATTGAGTTCTTGTTCCATCTAAGCTAGTACACAATTGCGAATCGCAATCCAAAATAATACCTGTATCAACGCCTTTTAAAGAAACCATCTGGCTGCCTAGAGTTACCGTTATATCACCACTGCCGGTTATTTTTAACAGTGGTAAAGCAGGAATACTACCTGAGTTAGTCAAGGTAGTCCCGCTCGAAATAGTTTGACTGTTCAGGCCACCGTTAAGATACTTGTAAGGCATCATTTCAAAACTTAAATCAGCACTTAATTCGTCAGTCGCTTTTTTAACTTCAAAATTCCCAAGATATGCCACTCGATACGTATATCCAGAATCGCTCGATAACTTAAAATCATGAAATCCAGTATCACTTAGTAGCCATCTGCGAGCTTGCTCTATTTTTGACATCGTATCGTTGTATTTGCCTAAAAAAATAACAGGTATAGTCTGACTAAAAGACTTATATCTGTTGTTAGGCAAAACCAGATCACCGTCACGCCCCGGGACTTCAACCGTGGAGTAGTCAGGTTGAGAGCTAGAAAGAGTTAGTTCAGCATTGATATACATATTAAATTCTTTTGAGTTATGACCGTTAAAATCGAATGTGCTTATCATACTAAACTACCTCTTTTCTGATCGATATTAAACGAATTAAGCTGTTGAGAAATTGACCTAATAGCATTCCGACTATTAACAGATGAGCTCGGACTTGTCGCGGCGTCTAGTAATTTGCTAAGTAATGATATCTGTGACCTTTGAAGCTCAGTTTGCTCTTGCAAAGCAGTTATCACTCCAGAATTGTCACTTTTTACAGTAATTTTTGAACTCATATTATTAATCATAGGTTGAGCATCAAGCAAAGTGTTAACAGCTCCATTGTGTCCTAGTGTGCCGTTGGCGTAATGCGGGATTTCCTGTTTGAAAGCTTGAATTGACGGCCAAACCCGTGTACCCTTTTCTAAATAATATGGAGTAGGCACGTTTGGAGATATTCCAAAGCTTCCGCTTGGAGTTAGATAAGGCTCATTTTTCCCACCGTCGCCTAAAACAGCCATTCCTTCAGGAGCATCTTCAGTACCAGTTGCAAATAAGTTTCCAAAAAATGAACTAACTTTATCAACAACCTCATGTACTGTTCTTTTAACTGTCGTCAGAGTAACTGTATGATCATGTAACCAGCTAAATTGTAAAACAGCACTCCTAGCAGATGAGGCTGGGCCCGAAGCATTATCTCTAGCTCGTAAGCTTTTTGATCCTCCAGGCGAAGTGTTTCTAAAGTTTGTAACTGAATTACGGCCTCTTGAGGACGCACTATCAACACTTGAAGAATTTCCTTGGAATCTTTTTCCTAACGGAGCAGTACTATTGAAAGTGTTAATCGAGTTTTTACCTTTACTCGACGCATTATCAACATTAGACGAATCACCGGTTAATACTTTATGTTTTGGATTTTTGCTATTATATGAGTCAACGTTAATGCCAGCTTTTTTTAGTGTTGCAGAAGCTGTCTTATCAGTAGCTAAAAGCTCTTTGACTTTAGTTGGCAGGCTATTCCATAGATTGTACTTCACGATTGCGTTTGCCAATTGGGGTAAGCCTTTAGCGTTAATCACGGCTTCTTTTGCTGCAAAACTCATAGTATTCCATTGACCATTAGCAGATAATGCTTTATAAATTTCTGTCCCAGCGTTCGTTTGGATCCAAGCTTTTTGTTGTTTAAAACTGAGCGAGTCCCACTTGCCAGTTTGAATTAAGGCATCAGCAACCATAGCCTTAGCATTACTACTCATTTTGCCTTTTCTTTCAAGCAGTTGAATCTGATTCCATTGATTTTTGCTTTGAACAGCTTTATTAACTTCATCTTGAGCATTAGTTTTAACTTTACCTGTTTTAGAATCGAAGACTAAGTTATTCCATGTCTGGGCAGCAGTTTTTACTTTACCACTCATGTTTGAAACGCCAGCTACTACTAGCGAAGTACTATTAGCCATATCAGTGTTTTGCTGTCTAACAATAGCAGCAGCCTGCTTATATGTGTACCCCACATTTAATAGATCTTGCTCAATCTGTGATTTTGAAGCACCGTTTGCCTTGTCAAGTTTCAAAATCGCGGCAGCCATTCCGTCTGTAGTAGATTTATGAACTGTTTGCAAGTCTTTTAAAGCTTGAGCATATTGTTTAGAAGAAATTTCTCCCTTGCTATACATTGAATCAATTTTAGACTTCTGATCATTGTATAATTTATTTTCTTTTTGCATTGAAGAAGTTAGTTCATTAATAGTAGTATTTCGCTGATTGTGCGTCATATTACTGATATCGCCATTCAAGGCAGCTAAAATATTCTTCTTTTTACTTCCATTAAGTTTTAATAGCTTAATTTCATCTTCATTCATCTGCTGCTGATAATTTAGTAACGCAGCTCTTTCTGTATCAGATAAGCTAGACATTTTGCCATTATGAGCTTTTAAAATTGTTTCAGCGTTTGTGTAGCTTTCTTTTGCATCCGACAAAACCTTTGCATTATATTTTTGTCGCTGTTTTACATCTTTTTTTAAGTCCGTCTGTACTGAGCTTGGCAATCCTTGCATATCTTTCTTCATCTGAGAAATTGTATTCTGAGAATCCTTTTGCATATCTGAATACATATCGCCAAAATCTTTAGAAACACTCTTGGTACTAGTTTGGCTAGCCTTTTCAAAATCAGTTAATGAACTTCCAGCTTTGCTGCTAAATCCTTGAAATTTAGTTAGTGCAGAGTCAGCCTGTTGTCCAACATCTGAACCCCACTTGTTAGTTCTCTGTTGTGATTCATAAGCTTTTTTACCCCAAATTTCCCATACTGCTGCTCCGGCCACAACTGTTGCTGCGACACCTAAAACAACAGGATTTAACAGGCTGATTCCAGCCGCGGCTTCTCCTCCAGCGGTGCCAAGTTCAGTAGCTGCTCCACCGGCGCTTCCAGCAGCACCGATAAAACTACCAGTTTCATAAGCTGTTTGTGAAAGAGCTGATTTAAGGACCTGCATTCCCGTTCCACCAAGTTTTGCAGCAGATGTGGCACGTCCAATTCCTTTAGCAACTGATCCAAAAGCTCCGAGAACTCCACCACCAAAAGAAATAAACTTTCCTAAGATGCCTAAAACTGGTCCAGCTGCTGCAGCAAGCAATCCCCATTTAACAATATTCTGTTGGGTGCCTTTATCAAGCTTACTAAATGACTGTACAGCTTTATCAACATCCTGAATGACAGGCATAAGTGCCGGAATAACATCATTAGCCATTGTCATCCCAAGATTCGTTAATGACTGCTTTAAAATTTCAAGTTGATTTTTAGCAGACTTCAAATTTTTTTCTGATAATTGAGCAACATAACCCTCACCATCAGCAGACTCTTTCACTTTTTGAGTTAATTTTCCTAATTGGTCTGCATTGTCAGCTAAAATAATTCCGGCTTGTTGACCGGTTGTGCCAAATAATGAGTGAAAAATGTCTTGACGTTGTGTAGATGTTAAATCTTTCATATGAGAGTTCAACAATTGAAAAATATCAGTCATTGATTTCATTTTTCCGGACTTATCAACGAAATCAGAAGTCTTTAGTCCTAATTCTTTTAATGCTGCGGCACCATTTTTTGTTGGTGATACAAGGCTGTTGATTACTTTCCGCAATCCTGTACCAGCTTTATCGGCTTCCAAACCATTATTACTCAACACTCCCATTGCAGCACTTGTTTCAGCTAAACTAAACCCTGCTTGATGTGCAGTTGAGCCAACATATGACATTCCAGTGCCCAGGCTTTGAAAATCAGTTGACGTTGCATCGGCAGCATAGGCAAGTTCATTAACAGCAGTTTTGGTATTTCTAGTCATCCCGGCTGTCGTATTTGATTTCATTCCAAATGCTTCAAGCGTTTGACTAGCAACATTTACCACATCGCTGAAATCGTCTCCGGAAGCTTTAGATGCTTCAAGTTCATATTTCATTGCGCCTAGAGCTTGTTTTGATGAATAACCTCTTTTTACTAATTCTTCATAACCCTCGGCTATTTTTTGCTGTGAAACACCGTAATGATCTGAGTAAGTCTTAGCATCTCTTTCCATTTCTGCAACACCACGGACAGCACTTTTAGCAGACTCTCCGCCAGTTACCAGCAAGTTTTTAACCTCATTCATGGTGTTTTGAAAATTAATACTCTTACTAATTGCATACCCGAATCCAGCTATAATCGGCGCTGTAACATGTGTAGTCATAGTACTACCAACGTTCGACATACTACTGCCAACAGATTTCATGTGCCCACTAAATGCTGTAGCTTTATTCCCAGCTTGAGTCCATCCTGAGCTTTGCAAAGTTATTGATTTATTCAAAGTTCCCATTCGATTACGCAAAACTTCCATGTTGGCAGATGTTTTGTTTACTTGATTAGCAGCATTCGCTTGACGAGCCGTTAATTTTTCTTGTTCAGCAGCGGTTGATGCAGTTTGATTGCGTAATCCCTCGTAAGCCGACTTTTGCCGTTCTAATTGAGCCTCATAGTTCTTCATCTGTGAACCCATTGTAGAATATGCAGCCTTCATACTATTCAAGCTGCTTCCTGATCCTTTAATAGCTTGCTCTTGAGCTTTTAAAGCAGATGTTGTCGATTTGATTTGTGCTTTTAAAGCAGTTGCAGAAGATTTAAAAGGATCAATATTAAGACTGACTGTAGCCGCTAAATGTCCTAAACTACTTGCCATTTATATCCTCCTTTCTAATCAAAATAACCAAGGGAATGCTTGGTCGATTGTTTTTTCTTTTTCCTGGTAGATACTAATTAAATGATCTAAATCATCACTAGTAAGCTCATCAACTTCTTGCAATTTATAGCCCTCTTGCATCCGGGCTTTATAAAATTCATTAATTGCATCTATTGCTTTGTCGATGTCTTGGACTGTGATTTTTTTGGGCTATCTTCATTTCCTCCGCCCAAAGAATCTCCAATGGCAAGATTTAAAATATCCATATTTTTCTTGTCACAGCCTGCAATGAACTGATCGGCCTTAAATTGGTTCTTCCAAAATGAAACCGCAAAATTTGCTAAGTTCTTTTCGTTTTTATTAAAATCATCTTCAGTTGGTCCATCGTCTTTTGAATACATTTTTAATTGTTGTTGCTGAACTATCAGAGCTTTTGTCATGTCTCGTAATACCGGTGGTTCGTTTCGGATGAATTTTTTCTTTTCTCCACCAACATCTAATTCTATTTCGTAAGCCATGTTTTCCTCCTAATATTGGCCGCCAACACATGCGTGTTTATTGTGCATTTCATAGGCGACTCTATTAACTTAAAACGAACTAAGCACTAGAACTCGTCTTATGAGCCCGATGTTCCTGCAGTTGTTGCACTAATGGCTAAATCATCAGCTGTTGCTGGAAATACCCATTTGCGAAATTGTGTTAAATCAAAATCAGAGTTGTCTTCTCGACCGATTAAAATAATATTTTCCTGATCACCGCGGGGCATGAATTCTCCTTCGATTGAATCTGCATTTGGATCTGGGGTTCCATCAACTGTTTTAGTATCTACGCTTGGTAAAGAAAACATCCCTTTAAGTAAGGCTACCCAGCATCCTTTACCATTTGACAATTTAGTTTTAAACAGCGTTGCTACATAAGAAGCTACCATGTCTTTAGGATAGACTTCTACACCTTTTACAAGCTGGATTCCAAATAGATCTTGCTTCATCTGAGAATCAACATCATATAACTCAATTGTTTCTTTTGCATCAGTGATTCCTCCCGAAAGAACCGCGTAAGGCCCATCATCTGCTGCAATCTGTTTTAAATCACTTGTTAAATCAACTTTCACACTTGAAAGTCCTGGAACTTTACGTGATGTAGCAACTAAACTTGTAGCATCATCAACAACGCCATATTCAAAATTACTAGCACCAAATTTTACTAATCCCATTTTGTTTCCTCCTTGATTTTTAGCATAAAAATAGGCTTTAAACAAAGCCTTCAAAATTTCCTTGAACCATTTCCAATGTTTCTATATCTGCATCTGGTTCATGATTCCGATAGTATCTTTCAACCCCATTAGCATGAAGGGTTTCATAAATTAAATTCTCCAATTTTTCTAAATTAGGCAAATCCGTCCTGTTGATCCAAAAATCCACTTGGACACGATATTCCTGCATAACTCGTTCATTGTCAGCATACACTGCTGTATCGTCAGGCATTAAAGTAATTCTAATCCAAGGAGCATTGTCTGATGTTGTAAATGTATCATTTGGCTGCCCTATAAAAATATAAGGAAAATCAGTCGGTTCTCCTCTTATATCATTTAACAAATCTACAATTTGTTGATTATTCGCCAATAAATTGTAGATAATACTTTCCGGCAAAGACATTAATTCACCTTCAAATCTTTAATAAATTCGGCAAGAACAGGTTCTCGCATCTCACTCTGAGTCTTTTCAATGAAATGCTGTGGCGACTGTTTAGACGTTCCGCTGTTAGGAAAGTGAGCAATCCGACCTTTAGCAGTGTCATACCCAATGTCAACAGAATAATCACCTGTTTTAATTGAAACACTTCCGGTTTTGATATGATCAGCTAATGGACCTAGTCCACTATGATCTTCCTCAGAAACTGGAGTATCTGCTTTTAGTCTTTCTGCAAACATTTGGCCACCACTTCGAACTGCTTTGCGGGCCCGCCTATCATATCCCTCGGTTAATTGAGTAACAGCAAGAAGCATTTCAGCTTCACCAGTAATGCTCATGATTTAATCACTCTCCCCGCAATTTGATTCGTGTCTTTTGTCTTATAGTCTGGATCCATCGAAATGATTTCGTATTCCTGATTTCTCCAACGTATTCGCCAATTTGTTTGAATCTCTTTTTTTTGCTTAAAAGCTATGATAAAAACAGGCGTTTCTTTCCGGTAACCAACCTCTGTTGAGTTATTGACAAATTCACGGTATGGTAGCTTAGCAACCTCCGCCCAACAGGTAAATTCATCTGTTTTAACATTATTAGTCGGGACTCCGTTTATTACACCTGGCTTTAGGCTAAAAAAAGTAATTCTTTCAGTCATATTAGTCAATTTCATCGTTATCACTCAATTCTGCACGTAATTGATTAACAATATCTTCAACGCCATTTGCAAGTTCAGCTCGATAGCTACTGTCAGACGTTAAACCACGCTGGTAATAATCTTCTTTGACTTGTTTCATCAATGCAATTAAAAACCGAGGATCATTAATGAAGGTTGCTGGAGTCGAGTCTGCTTGAATTGCTCTTGCAATCTCTAACCCTGTTGAATCGACTAGATTTTTTAAAACGTCATCATCAAAATCCTGGTCTATTTTGCAATAAAGTTTTAAGGTTGCAAACTGGTCATTTGTCAAAAGGGACATTTAAATTCCCCCTTTCAATCTATTTACTCGAGCCAGAGGATGGAGCTGTGTAAGTTAAGAAATAACCAGCTTTTTCATCAGCTTTTGCAACTCCAAAACGCATGCCAGCTTGCAAATATTGACCGTAAATATTATCGTCAACCCAACGAATCATGAAATCAGCTCGGTTAGCAAATAACACTGCACGCTTGATGTCACCTAAGAAAGCATGAGCTTCACCGACAACACCTAAAGTTGCATCAGAAACAACTACCACGGGAATACCAAAAACAACTTTGCCACTTGGAGAAATGATTGAATCTTGCAGTAAATAGCGGCCATTGCTATCCTTCAAGGTATCTAACCACTGATAAAATGATTGTGTAACTACTAGTGTGCGGGCATATGCAGGATCTAACTTGGTATTGTTAACCAATTTCAAATCGTCCAAAGAAGCTACTGTCTGAGCAGTAAATGTTTTCAAAACTGATGAAATTGCATCATTGGTTGTATTTAATTTGATTTGATCAGCGTTTGTCGAAAGCAAGTCCATCAAATCAATCTCTGAATCGTCGAGCGATTCTTGAGAAATAGGCAGTGCTTGACGGTAAGTATCTACTGACCAGTCAACTTCGTTAAAATCAGGTTTCGCCATCGCCGGATTAGCTGCTAGTTCTGCAACAGTTGCCATTTTTGTTGTTGCGTTAGCAACAGTTGGATAACTTCCTTTCTTAGTTGTTGCTTGAAATACATTAGTAAATGGTTTTAAATCAACAACTGTTTGAATTTCACGCTGCGGGTTATAAGAAATAGCATCGGGAATTGTTTTAGCAACGTCAGTTGATGATACACCATCGGTTGTTGGCACAATATCACGTTTGTTGATAACAACGAATGTGCCTTCGTCAGTTTTTTCAAATTTCAAGCCGTCACGTTTTACACCCTTTGAACGGATATACTCGATGATAGCTTTACGACGCTCATTTTTTTCTGGATCAGCATTATTGCGCCCAGGGATTGGCTTTTTATGTTCGCCGCCTTCCAATGTTTCCTGGTAAAGTTTAAGAGTATCTTCGTTCTTTCGAATTTCCTCTTTAAGTTCATCAACTTTACCTCTTGCGTCTTTCGCCTTAGCTAACTCTTCATCAGATTCTGCCTTTTCAACTAAATTGCGAAGCGAAATTTGATCCGCACTCAATTTGTCCCGTTGAGCTTTAATATCGACTTTTAAAGCCTTGATTTTTTCATCTAAAGTCATATATGACCCTCCTATTTTTTGACTAAAAAAGACCAGATTTTTTAAATCTGATCTAAAATTTCCTGTTTTTTGAGTTCTAGTAGCATCTTTTTTCGTTCTTGTTTCCACGAATCTTTTTGCTGAATTAAATTCTCAACTAGTTTTTTGCTACGTTGGCCAACAACTGCTTCCGTATCGGGATAAGCCGGTGTAGTTACTACTGAAACATCATAGAGATGATCAATTTGATTAATCTTTCGAGTGTAGTCAACATTATCTTCACTTGATTCTTCCCAATCTTGTGCACTGGAATCATCAGGTATCGTGAACGCGAAACTGCATTGATTAATAATGCCAGCAGCAATATTCGTCATTAAATCACGCGCTAATTGGGTATCTGTTGGCTGTACTTGAAATTTAAGTCCGATGTTATCAACTGAAAGCTGCAAGTTAACGCCTGTCCGACCTAAAACTTGATTTTCATCATGATTAAAAGTAGCAACCACATTTGACATATCAGTATTATCTAGTGCATGTGGATCAATTGTTTCACGAAAAGCTGGTCCCCATCCACCTCCAAGAACATCTGATTGACGATTAAACTTTAAAGCATAGCCTTCAATCAACTGTGGCGTACCTTCTTGTTCATCTGCCGCTCTCAAACTAATTTTTGTCGACACTTGGCGCTTTTCCAAATCAACTGCCATCTATATACCACCTCCTTTCGTCTGATAGTCTGCCGGATCAATTTTAGATAGTCTTGAATCATAATTAGTTATCATTGAGTAGCTGTTCATCATTATTGAAGCCACCTCTTGACCGTGTACATTTAGGTTACTCATAGTTTGAGCATCCTGAATTGCTTGTGATCCGTCTGAAATTTTGCCTGCAAAGAAAAACTGGCCAGATAAACTAGTCAGTTTGCTTTTTGTGCTATCCAAATTTTCTGTATCAGGAATCAAAATCATAAATCCATCGCTTGGAATTAGGCTCATAGGGTCTACATTTTGAAATTCGACTGGTTTCAATAAAGCTTTCATCAGTGGGAAAGCAAACAGCTTATTTTTGCTATTTTGATTAAGCGTCAACATATTCCAACTAACATCGTCACTTCCCGCCATGCTCATTCCATACCATTTATTGTACAAATGCTTGTAAACCAGTTTTTCACCTTCTAGGTCGCTAATCGTTTGGACTTGATTAAATGTATCTTCATCGCTATTCCAATTTTCACTCTTTAGAGTTGAAAAATCTGAATTACTATACGTTTGTGCAAACTGCATGATTGCTAACATTTCCTCATCAACAATGTTGACAATATGCTGCTCGGCTGGCTTTTTCTGTGGATATAGTGCGTATGTTCCTGCATCACCAAATGGTTCAACTATTTTGGAATAGTTAGGATTGTTCATGGCTATTGTTTTAGCAAGTGTCGAATTCATAGAGCCATATAAGGGCTTAAGAGCCATCAGAATCACCGCCAGTATCGTTTACATCTATTGCCGGAATATCACTAGACGACATGTAAATTGCATCTCCGCCTTCAATTGACTCTTGGCCTTGAGCTTTGCGACGTTCATTTATTGTTTTGACTGTATTGTCAGGTTTGTTAGGATTTTGATAGGCTTCTTTCATATCGAGATAAACATTATTCAAATTAGATTGCATTCGATCCATATTAGGATCATCGCGCTTATTAACACCCATTTCGAACCGTGCTTCATTTGGATCAAGCAACGAACCATCAACAGCATTTTTGGCATCCGCAACAGACATCCCGGTTTCTTTTCTGGTATCAAATTGAACTTTAAACTGATGTCTTTGCTGATCATTAAGCATTTTTAGCTCAATTTCAGATGAAATAGGCTCGAAATAATAAGGCAAATCCGATTTAATAAAATCATCATTCAGCTGCTTTACTGACTGATTAGGACTATTAACACCCAACTTGTAAGCCGGAATATGCATAGCTTTGGCAATTTGGGAAGTTGAATAGTTGTTTGAGTTGATTAACTGCAAAATATTTGTATCAACTTCAAGCGTTTGATAATCAATAGTATCGTCAGTAACGACTGGAGAACCACCTGTCGCACCTTGCTGAGCATATTCAAAATCTTCGCGAGCTTTTTTTCTAGCTTGTTTATTCAACCTTCCTTTAACTTTCAAAATTCCGCCTTTTAACCCGCTTTGGAAAAACTTAGAAAGAGTTTGAATACCTGACTCTTGTAAGTTTATTTCATCTCTCAAGCTAAGAAGCGGCGAGCGTCCATGAATGCCATCATACGTAAAAAATTTAAAATGAATCACATTTTGAGCAGGTTCAACAATGGTTTGATTAGCTCCCAGTGGTGTAAATTCATATTTGATGTTATTAACGTCTGAATCATCGATATAAACTTGACTAGGCGGAAAATATTGAATCAGTGCTGGTTCCTGCGTTACTGGATCCCTGACAATTCGTGAAACACCATCATTGGCTAGCAGTGCATTAATGGTCATGATAAATTTCCAATGGTATCCATCTAACATTGCATTTGGCTTTTTGTTAAGCAGATATGTTAAATCTCCACTATCAAAAGGCTTCCCGGTTTGTTCATCAAGCAACAGCAAAGGAAATCTAGCAACGTTTGACGCAATGATTGAAACAGCAGTTAGCACATCAGAGTTTTTTAAAGCTGATATACCTATAAAACTACCAGTTGAATAGCCTGGAATTACTCCATCACTGATTAAGTCCATCGCCCAATCACGTTTTTCAGGTTCCTTAGTTCTAAATAGCATTTATTTCACCCCCTTCCTGCCATCCAAGCAGAGAGCAGAGCTAAAACGATGAACAAACTGCCAGTTACAAACCAGCCTACAATTATACTTGTTTTAAAAGCTCCAATTGAAAGCATTAAAAAACCACAGATCATCAGAATCTGTGGCTCATTTAATTGATAAAATTTAAATATGTTTTTCACTTAGCCACCCCCCTTAGAATCCAAAATCATCACTCATCACATCTTCATTGGTTAAATAGTCATCAATATTTTCTCTAAAGCATACCGCATATGCATCTAACAACGCATCTAAGGCATCAATCTTATTTGCATATTTATTTTTATCAATTCTAACACCGTTGTTATCACTTTTTAGCACTGCATTATTAACTGCTGATGTAAGAATTTGATTTTCCGGATGTCTGATACGTTTCTCCAAAACATCATCCTTGAACTGCTTGGTAGGCATTGAGAGAGTCAATGTGCCTTGCCTAACTTCAATCTGTTGCCATTCAGGATGCCTTTTTTCAATTAAGGTTAGCAATGGTCCGTATTGGTAAGGGTCAAAACAGATTCCTTGAACATCGAGATTATGCTTTTCAACGAAATCGTCAAGCCAGTTGAAGACCCGTTCAGTATCAATTACTCCTGATTCTAATGTGGTTATTTCACATTCGTTTTTGCGCTCTAATTCTGGATAATTAAGTCGATCCGCTTTGATTTTTGCTTGTAGTCCGTATTTAGTTCCCACAAATGCAAAACTGTCAGCATACCAGTACCCTTCACAAGGGATCATCCATGAAATTGCGAATAAATCTGATGTTTTCCCAACATCAACGCCAAACCAAATACGCTGGCCATCAATTTTCATAGAATCAATTTCCGCACTGTTCCAATTTTGAATATCCATATAGCTATCCTCAGCGGCCTGTCGCCAAATATTGAAATTTTTGATCAATTTGCTATTAATTGAACCATCATTTTCTGCCTGCTTTAGTTTAGTTGATAAATAATCTGTAATTTGAGCTTTTAAAGCATCAACATCTAGTAATGGATTTGATTTAATCCAGGTTGATCTATCTTTAACTTCTTCAACACTATCTTGTTCAGCAATGAAAGCAAAATAACGCTCAGCTTCAACTTCTCCAGATAGAACCTTTTTAGCATAAGGATAATTTTGAGTGAACATCGGAACGTTCATGTCAAACCCAGCGGTCGAAATAATGAAAGTCAAATAGCTTGGCAGCAACAACTGACCTGACGCTAAGGTTTCAATCATGTCTGTCGTCTTAGCATTTGCGTATTCATCAACAACTGCCACATGAGGTTCATAACCATCAACCAGCCCTGCGTCTCTTGAAAATGAACGTATGATAGAACCATCATCCAGATTGATGATCTCATCACGTTTAATCTGGCACATACGCTTTATGCCTTCGTCTTTAACCATTAGCGCTTTTAAACGATCCTTGACCATCCCAAATATAATTCCTGCCTGTTTTCTATCATTTGCAGCTGTATACAACTGCCTATTTCTAGGCGGCGTTTTCCCAAACAAAAATTCATAAAGAATAACGCCCGAAATAAGCAATGATTTGCCATTTTTCCGAGCCATTGAAATAAAAACATCAGTGAATCGTCTGATTGATGAATTATTTTTATCAACCCACCCGTAAATTGAACCAATTATAAATTTTTGAAATGGTGCTAATTCGTTTGGTTTTCCCGTTTTAGGATCAGGAAGCAATTCCATGAACTTAACTGCTTTACCCGCAAGATTTTCATCAAATTTCCATCGCCAATCAGATTTTTTTAAATCATTAAGGTGCCTTTTGACTGCTGAGTTAACAGCTTTGCCTACAATCAAAGACTCGTCTGAAACACGATCAACGAAAAAAGGCATTGGATTATCAAATGTCATCCAAATACCCCCTTAATTGATTTTGGCTTGTCTTCATCAGTTTTAGGCATATTCATCTGCATCCGCGAATTAACATTCAATCCCAGGTCAGATGCAAGGCCCTTCAAGCTTTTTGTAGCTTTATCTAAATGCTTAATTTCCGTATCTCGTTTAAACTCTAAATTGTCTAAATCTGAAGAAGCTCTTTTTAACTCTGTCATTATTTTCTTTAGTGTCTCTTTATCTGAATCTTGGTCAGCTGTCTTTAATCTTCTCTCAGCACGTTCCAATTCTTTTTCAGCTTCTGGAATCATCACCGCATATTTTTGGATTCGAATTGAGATATCTTTGTATATTCCATACCATGTGCAATAATTTTCAAGTTCAGCTCTATCAAGATTTCTAAGTGGTAACTTTCCAACGCTTTGGACAATTCTTTTATATTCTTGTTTTGCAGCCCCCTTTAAATGATTTGGCGGAGTTTTTTGCAGTTCTGGCAGTCCATCTGCTGCTAAGAATTCCGCTTTAAATTTAGCTTCCTGCTGTAATACAGTTAAATTAGCTGTTGATTTCGATAGTAGTTTCTGTTTTCTAGCCATTACCCACTTTCACTCCTTCCATTCATTAATTTTGGGCCCTACCTACCACTAGAGAATTAAAAATTGATAGAAATTGGGACGCAAAAAAGAGGACGTACGTTCAAGAACGCTTTTAAAACCCCGCCCCGATGCTTTTAGGTGGGGGCTTCAAAGATTTTTCTAGTGAACGCGTCGGAACTTCCCAAAATCTTTTTTTGAAAATTCATTAAAAACTGAATTCATGTTTTCATTAAAACGATTCTGTTCTTTTAATCTTTCAATGCAAATCTGCTTGTCTGTATCGATTAGTATGTGATCAACAAGATGATAGTTAGATAGCAATGTATCTAGTCGCTCATCAGGATAAGTCTGTATGATCCAAACGTTGTTGAATGTCTTCTCAGCTCTTAGCTTGCGTAATAGTTGATCATAGAACAACATCACATAATCATGAATGTCTTGATTGCGTTCATGCAATGACAATCCTGATAAGGCTGACATCAACACATCGTAATCATATATCAAGTCGTGATCTGTTCTGTGCTTGCTAACATAAGTTGACTTACCACTTCCGGGCAGTCCACATACCATTTTGATAGTCATATATCTTTCAGCCCCCTTATGGTGTTTCATCCACTCACGTTTTGTTTTAATTCTGTGACAATCTTTGCATAATGTTTGAAGGTTATCTAAGTTAAGCCGATCTTCCCAATCATCTTTGCTTGGAACAATATGATCAACTAATGAACCTTCAAGTCCGCATCGCTGGCATAGATGGTAGTCACGAGTTAGCACTTGCTGTCTGGTATGCAACCACTCGCTAGTCTTGTAAAACGCCACGTACTTGCTTTGATTAGCAGACCGTCTTTGATTATATGCACGGTCGTTGTCTTTACGATTGGCAGCGTCGTAAGGAACCAGAGCAGGTTTGCCATTTATGTGGGATAGTTTAATAGGTTTACTCATAGTTTTGAATATGCTTGCTGTCCATATCCTTGCTGTGTGCTATTATCACCTAATGCTTCAATGTTATATGAATTCAATTTAACGCCGTCTTGATCTGCTGTATTCCAGTCAACATGAACTCTGACTAGAGATTTTATAAGTTTGCCATCAATATAAACAGCTGGCACTTTCCCAATATCATCTATTTCAATTCTGATATGTGGTACATTCATAGGTAGATCCTCCTCGTATTATATAAATTAATTCTTAATTTTTACGTACAAAAAAAGCAACTCGACGGCTGCTAAAGATTATTTAGTTCTTATATTGAGCTTTTCAGTAAAAGTTGCCAGAGCTTTTATCAAATTTTTATATTTCAGGCTTGATTCTATATTTTTTTCTTTGGCTCTTTTCCTAATGCTCGACAAATTAACAAATAATTGAACATCATGATCATATTCCTGTGTAATTAAATCAGGAGACCCGCTTTCAAAGCAATCATCAACTTTTAAATTTAATTTTGTTGAAAATTCATAACTAAAAGCATATAAAACTTGACCTATAACTTCCTCAAGTAATCTTCTATCATCATTATCAATAAAATTATAATTATTTGCTGCAATTACAAATTTTGAAAAAGCTATAGGTTCTGTAACATTATCGAAAGTTCCATCTTTTTTTCCTTGTGCAAGTTCAAACTCTAATAAAGGTTTTACATACGAATTTAATGTGTCAATTGTGGTCATTGCCTCATTGACCATCTGTCTAAACTTAAAGCTTATACTCTTCGTTCCAATAGTTATTTCACTTATTTCTGATTTATAAAGAATAATGACACTAATAACGCTTATAATCAAAAAGATCCACTTACTAGTTGAATCTTTTTTTAAATAAAGTAAAATAAATTGAGGTAATGCTAATAATATAAGCATAAAAATAAATTTACTATTCTTTTTTACCCAGGTCAAACCTCATTCCTCCCGCTTGTGTAATTTACGTAAATTATACATCTCATTTTGATGCAATAATATAATTGTAAGCAAAAAAGCAGCTCATTGGCTGCTAATTTTTTTCTTTTTGTTTCGCTTTATCTTATTCATCCTAGAAATTATAGTATCAATAACTAAGTCAAATAGCGACCATATAGCTAAAGCTGTCAAGGCGACATCTACATATTTGAATATAACTATAACCCAATACAATTTTAAAAGCTTAAATACTTGGAAGTTAAACACTCCACCTATAAGTGATAGCAATGAAGAAATACAAAAAAGTAAGGAAATCCAAGCATATGGTGCAAATGTATTATAAAATACATATCTATCCTTGTTATTTTTATCATCTTTATTTTTTTCAGTATAAACATAAAGCTTTTCCATATCTCCATTATCAAGTATAGAAACAATTGCAGTTAATAATGTTAAAGTGAATGTCATACCGGAGATTGACCCACTGAATAAAGACATTATTGAAAAATCTGACAATAAATTCACACCACTAAATATGTATGTCATTACCGCAATTACAAATATAATAAGAGTAATTTTGGAAGCAGGTGTTTTCCAAGTTGATCTACCACCAAGTTTTAAAAGTTTTGAAAGCCTCATTGTTATTCATCCCTTTCTTTTTCACCGTTATCCTTAATACGGATCCTTTTTACTGTTCCTTTAAATATATCTTTTTGTCCACTTTTTACTGTTTTTAGATAACCGTTCTTAGCTCCAAAAAAATTTTCAGCTAGTTTACTTATGGTATCACCAGTAAACTTTTTCTTATCTGAATAGAACTTAACGTCTATTTTATTTGCTCTTGACGCTTTAAATGGTGGATCAAGAACTCTTTCTATGCTGTCAGTCCTTTCTGGGTTATTTGGATAAACAACTTCAAAAGTCACAATTTTATATGAATTATCTATTTTTAATTTTTTATATATTAGAATTATATGTACAGTACCGATGTTCCCTCCATTTTCATTAATTTTTTCTTGTATGTCAGAGATTATTCTTTTGAATAAATACTCCTCTTTTTCGCAAGAAACCCAAATACGTTCTTTTTCCATATCATAGTAAAAACTATAGTTTCCATCAAAGTCATTACTGTCCAAAAAAAGTTTGATTTTTTCTGAATCAAGAAGATACTTTCTTCCATGACCAAAATTATTATTTCCAGGTATATTATTTTTTACAACATCATCCTTCGTGTTTAACACTGCTTGTTCCAAAATGGGGAATTCTTTTTTTAATGCATATAACTTTTGTTTCATTTTAGGCTTTGTTTCGTTTAAAAACTCGTTCGGCCAATATATCCCGTCGTTTTTCTGGCTTTCCTCAACAACCATACTGTAGCCATTTAATAAGTCGTTTTGAGCTTTTACAAAATCCGCATAAATATCTGAATCCTTAATTTTTTGTTTCATATTTTCTTGCGTATGAATATATTTTTTTATTTGAGTGTTAGTAAATTTATCTTCTCCAGTTTGAAAAAGGCTTTCCAATTCATTAGTAACTACGACATTTTTTAATTGTTTCATGCCTTCAATATCATTTTTTTCATGCGCATAAACATTTATTACTTTCGGGCTTAAATTTAGCTTAGCAACATAAAATTCATATTCCATATTAATTTCCCCTATAAAATTATTTTATCTCTTAAATTATACAACAAAAATAGCAACCATCACTGATTGCTACCGATAAAATATTTTCTTGGGGAAAATAATAGTTTAACGTCATTCCGGACAAATATGTATGTCGAAATTTGACCGACTTCGCAATACAAACACCATTTTCTTTCGATAGACGAAATCAAATGCCATTCTCTTTTTTGCTAGCGATAGAAAGAAATTTTTTTGCGGTTTACGCTAGCGAGTGACTGTATTTTCCGCTACAATCGAGTGCTTTTATCTTCCAGCTGCAGAAGTGATGAACACTAATACGAGTGTTTATCGGTCTTTCCCGGTTGTCAGTTAGTATCTAACAGATAGGCAAGTATCCGTTAAACGATTGTTAGCAGCTCATGAGGGATGTCCCTCATTTACTACATAAATAGCGGCTCGATCGACCGCTGATCTGATATCGGAGATAACCCGGAAACTCATCCCTAAGTTTCTTATGCTATCATTTTGACACTTAATTTAATGCTAATCGGCTACTTTTTGGCTACTCTTTAGATTATTAATTTATAAACCTATTTCTTCCGCCACTTTTTCAAAAAATTTAATCCTACGTTTTTTTACTGCTGCTACTGATAGATGAGCTTTTTGTGCAATTCCCTCTAGCGTTAAAATGCAGTTTTCTCTTAAGTATAGTTCATAGATAATGTCTCTTGTGATCTCATCAGATGCTTGCAAAGCTTTGCGTACCGCTTCCTCGTTTCTCTTTAAATTATTTAACCGACGATCTTCGGCCAACGAGATAGCCATACGTTCTGTGCTTTCATCCCTTCGATTCTTAGACCTGCCTCCCCCAACATTCTCATCCCGGAATTCTTGGAACTTGTTCATCAGCTCCTGTTCACGTCGATTTATGTACATTTCCGACGTTGGATAATCTCGAATAATTTTTGCAATGTAATTAAATACTTCTCTTTCCATTTAGCACCCACTCATATTTAATATAGATTCGACCAATCTTCTTCAGCTGATTGAAACACAATTAGGCTATTGGCCTTTTGACTTAACAAGTTGGCCAACTTTGTTTCTTTCTGATCAACAATCATCCCACCTGATTCTTGCATCGCTAATTCTTCATACCAGCCAAGAATAGTTGCTATCTGTTTAACTGTCAGGTCAAGGTGGATCACTTCATTTGCTGCAGTCTGCGGATAAATCATTCAGGCACCTCTCTTTCATGATCACTAACTTCAATTTCAAATACATCATCGTCAGTAAACCTGAGAATATGAACTGCTTTTTTCCCGACTAAAATGCCTTGTGTGTTGTATATGCCTGTCACCGAGCTAGCTCTCTTGTATTTAAGCTTATTAATCAAATCTAGCCCTCTAAATTTAATCATCGACTTTATGATGCTCAACTCCATTCATTTGATTTCTGCCTTTAACTGGTCAATACGCTTAATTGCTTCATATTCACTTTGATTAAACTTAAATAACATTTTCAACTGGTCTGTTGTTGCATCCCTAAAATCAATTGCTCCTGCTTTGCTGCGATAATGAATTATTTCCTCTTGCAGTAGCTTAATCATTTTTCGTCTGGGCTTTTTCATCTAGCTTCTCCTTGATCAACTCATCAGGGATGTCCAATGACACTATGTAGCCACTTAAAATCATTGCAACATCCTCTCCGCCAATTTCAACCAATTTGACAAAGTCAGCTCCTCTTTCATCTTTCGTTTTTAATAGCTCTTTCGGTGTAAATTTCAATTTAAAATTCTCCTTTCAAATTTAACCAGGCTGTACCTTCTTCATCATTTGCATGGATACAAAGTCAAATGCTCGACGAGTCCAACTTGATTTACCACTTAAATTAACTAGGACCGCCGTATTCTTATAAAACCTCTCAATTACATACGTTTCGCCCTCATATTCTACCGAGTCCATCTCATTTAAAACTTCTCCGTTACAATCAGTGAATTTGATTTTTTCCTTTCTCATTACTTTCTCCTTTCAAAAATATTTAACCGGTTAGGCCCACGTTCCGTAGCGAACGGACAAAGCATCCTCTGACGTGGGCTTGTGATTATTACGCAATCACTTTAATAGCATTCAAATCACGATTTTTTAATTCATCTTCCAGGTACTTTTTAACTTTTTGAGTAGCTTCAATCTTCCACATACCGCCGTCAGCTTCAAAAATTGCCGATTGCATTCCTGAACGCATCCTGAAGATAAATTTGCTAATGGGCTGTTCAACTTCTAAAAATGTTCGGTATGGAGCAAGTGAAACAGGATTAGGAACTTTTACATCGGCTACACTTGCAACACCTGATTTGATTTGAACTTGTTGCGATACACCATCATCACTAGCTTGCTTAACTTCACTTTCCTGTAAGTTGCCAATTACTTTTAATAGGATTTCTCTATCAGGTGTTGAAACAAAGCGTGATTGAAGTGCAATGTTCATCGTTTCTTGCTCATAGAAATTTTCAAACGTAAAACCTGGTGTTTGAAATTCCGCTACTGCTTCAATAGCACGTCGACCATATTTATCTAAAGCTCCCTCAAAATAAACTCTTGTTGGGCTATCAATTCGTAATCTCGGCTTATCCAATTTGCTTTGTTCACTTTGAATATAATCAAGCAAACCAGTTAGTGTGTGCAGTTCAACTTTCCGTTCAGGAACACATGTCTCTTTTATTCGATGTGCTGCTCCATCTCCGTCAACGAACCAGGTCTGCTCACCCACAACAAATGTTTTCTTTCCCTCTGCCTCGCGTGCTAATTCAACTAAATCATTTAATTCTTTCATTTCCATCTCTGTTCACTATCCTTTCTTGGCTTGTAGATCAATGACTTTTTGCTCTTTCTCAATGTCCGCAACTGGTACTCCTGTATCTGTCTTTACTTCACCATCATCAGGATCAATAAATGTTTGTCCTGGTGTTCCTGATTTAAGCTCATTAACCACCGTCTTTCCTTTCCCATCGCGACCAATCAACATTGTTGTGCCAACACCTTGTTCTGGGACAAGGCTTACTTTTGTCTGAATATCAACATCAACTGCATCCCCTGATTTTGATGGTTCAAATACCAAATTGATTGTAATTTTTCTTTTCTTCGTTTGGTCCGTATTTGGATCCATGATGTTTTCTGTTACCTGATTTAATGCCCTATCCAATTTTTCCTGTAAACCACCATTGGCCACGTTTGATAAGTCAAAGTTAATTTGTTTTTCCATGTTCATCCCTCCAATTTTGTTAGCTGCTCAACTGGCACCCAGATATCGCCATTTCTAACTGGCAACTGAGCTAGTTGGTATGGCTGATAATCGACAATTGTTCTAACTCTGTAGCAATTTTCTTGATAAATAACTGTCATTCCAGGTCTAATCATTTTTTCCTTTGCTCCTTTCTCTGAGCTTGATATTTACTTTTGCAATATTAATTCCTGTTTTGGTTAATTCTGGATCCTTGGAGTTTAATCCATACCTGTTCATCTCGAGATTTTCTCTTGAAGAAACCAGTGCTAAATTATCAATTACCACATGTGTGGGATCACCATCGAGAAACATAAGCTTTTTTTCTTTAGGAATCGGCCCGTTGTGTTCTTCCCAAATTAATCGATGCAACTGTTTCCAGCGGTTTTTGAATGGCAAATCGTTGTTGATCTTAATCCAGATATAGCCATCAGCCCTCATTACTTTAGTTCCTAGTGGCTTTCTATCTTCTAAGTGAGGCTCTGATTTGAACTGAGTCTCAGTCATTCGACCGTGGTTGCCAGTCTTCTTTCCCTTATTCCAGGGAGTCATGCCTTTTTTAAATTGACCATTTCGTCCGCTGTTAGCCTGATGATTAACTTTCCAGCTTTTCATTTGGGAAACTTTAAGATTTCTATTGAATTTTGCATTTACGATTTTTGTAAGTTCTCTGGCACTTCTTCCCTTTGACAATTCTCTAATGGCAATCTCCTGTGTTTTCGAAAAAAGGTTAGCCCCCATGCTCATCAACACTAATCATCTTTGGTAACTTCATCCCGCCTTGACGATCATCGTAAGCAATCGCCGCTTTTAACGCCAAGTTAGCATTCTCAACGACATTCGTTGCTACACCTGAAATAGCTTTTGCTCGATTGATTTCTTCTTTCAACGAATCGCCCTTTAAATCTTCATCCCCTAAACGTTCTAACTCTGCAAATAAGTGATTATTAAGATCACTCAGTTTATTCTTGGTCATAATTTTCTCCTCCCGATTAATTCATCCAAGCTAACATCGAAAAAGTCTGCCAGTTTGATTGCTAATTCCATGCTTGGATAGTTCCGACCATTTTCTAACTTGCTGATAGTTCCATCTGTAACACCGATAAATTTCCCTAAGTCTGCTTGGCTGATTCGATGCCTATTTCTCAGCTGCTTAACATTCGTTCGTACCATCCGACTTACCTTTTTCACTCAGTCTGGCCAACTTAGCTGTTATTTCTGCTCTTTGTTCGTCTGTATATTCATTTGGCTTTGCTTGAACAGATTGTTCAGGTGGATTAGCAGCCCAATCAGGAAGTGCTTCTTTCTGTACAACCTTTTTCTTACGGAAGACTCGTTTCTCTTTCTTTGCTTCAAAATCAGCTTCTAGCTTTTTAATCTGCTCAAGCGTTTTGACATTGTGTTCTTCATAATCATTCAGCATCACTTTCAGATAGCCCCATGATGCTCGAGTAGCTGAACTGCACATTTTGTTAATTGCATAATCAACGACCTCATTTCCAAGTGATTCGACATAGTCTAAGAAAATTGGAGTAGTAATTCCATTCAGAGATATGTTTGCTTTTTGAAGTGTTTCAAATGCATTGACAGTCGTTTGTTTTTCGACTCCTTTGTTATTGTTATTATTAATACTTGTATTATTAATACTTGTAATATTCTCCTTCACGTCTACGTGAATAGGGTCCTTAACGTTCACATGAATACCCCCTTCATGCGAACGTGATGGGGTATTAACGTCAGCGTTAATAGGTGGGTTAGTATTTGTATAAATTTTTCGTTGTTTTATTTCTTTTCCCTCACGAACCATTTCAATTTTCAAATATCCAATTGACTTTAAATGATTTATCCATTTTGAAATGGTTTGAACTGGACGATCGTAAAGTTCGGCAAAATATCTATTGCTTGCTGTACAATAGCCCAGCTTATTAGTTAGTGCTGTGATTTCGCTGAACAAAATTTTCTCATCAGCGTGATTTTTAAGTCGTGGGTCATATCTAACACTTGCTGTTAAAATCGAATAATATGCTGGTTGTTCAGTCATCTAACATCCCTCCAATCAATAATTCAAACTCTCCTGCGTGAACAATGCCCCGACTAATTAATTCTGAAACAAATTCAGGGCTTTCCTTTAACCACCAACTAGCAGCTTTAAAGCTTGTAAAATCTTTGGCAAATCTGCCACCAGTACTAACCAGCCTAATTGGTCGTTTCTTTTTCTGTTTGTTTTTACCTTTCATGGTCATACCTCAACTTTTCTGCGAATCTTTCTTGCTCGTACTGCAGGTCAAACTCTTGCATTTGTTTTCGAGACATTAATTTCAAACTAACGAGTTGATCATCATTCAATTTAACGCCGTGAAAATGCCACTTAGCGGCAAAACTCGTTGGTCCTAGCTGATGGAACTCGTGATGATGAAGATTGCACAGAGCTTCTAATCTGTGTCCTCTGTGATCAAGATGAGTTCGGTCATTGCCAATTCCGACCGTATCCTCATGATTGATTTGGATGTTCCTGGTTGATCCACAACAGGTACAACGTTTATGGACCAAACATAAGTAAACTTGTCGGCCAGTATCAAACGTGTTGGCCAAGTCTTTAAATTCAAATGGGATGCCAAAGTAAAAGCAGTATTCAACTAGCCAGGAGATGAATTCAGTTGCTATGTCTTTATGACAATTACTTAAACTAAACTTTCGATAACTGCTCTCATGACAAAATTGTGATTTTAAATGCTGTTTTAAATTTTCAAACTCATAACGTTGTTCAAATCCCTGGTATTCCCCAATATCACGAATCATTGCATAAGCTTTGCGCTGCTGTAGTGGAGAAATTAATTCGACAGAATGCGGCTCAAGGTCAAAATCAATCTTTCCGCGACGAAAAAGAGTTTTTAAACCTTCAATGTCATCAACTCGCAAAGTGATTTCATCATTTTTTACGTTTAGCAAGTGGCCCGCAAACCGTTCGTCGTTCATTTAATTAATCCTCATATTCGTAAACAAGTTTTCTTCGATTTCCTCTGCTGTGAACCGATTTATATCCCAGCCATTTAGCCGTTCTAACGCTAACACCAAGCTTTTTAGCCATTTCCTCGTAATTGTCAGCTAGTCAAATAAAAGTGTCTCCTCGATATGCTGCTAGAAACATTCACTTAACCTCCTGGTGTGTTATACTAAACACGTAAATTTATTTTTTATCGGGCCTATTCCTGTAGGCTCGTTTTTTATTTTTTGAGATTATCTTTAATTTGAATTGCCAACAGACTGAGTAAAAGAAAAAGGGTAACGACCTGTAACGTACTCGTTAAATACTGCGTAAGACCACCTCCAAGATAATCATCCAAACTGTAGGGATGATAAAGATTGAATAGAACCCTACTGCTTGCCAACCATCGACACCAAAATATTCATTTATTTTTTTCATTCATCGTCGTCCTTTCCATTTGCTGCTAAAGCAGCCGTTAAAAACACTCCAGCCATAAATGCCAACCAGCATAAAAAAGCAATTTGAAATCCAGTCATTTTGGTAGCTTCGCCTCCCAATTAATGCGAACAAAGTTGTCATCTATCCACTCACATGCTTTTTGTGCACGTATCTGGTAGGACTTGCCATAAATACACCAACCATGTCCGTTGTGGTATTCAATCTCATCTCTAAATGGTTCCAAGATGTATTTGACTACCCAGCGTCTGTCACGGTTGAAGCAACAAGCCTTTTTAAACTCAACAATCGACCAAGTGCGGCCAATCAAGTTTTTCTTCAGCAGTTCATTAGCTAGCTCACTAAGCTGATCTTTTACTAAGTCAGTCATTACTGATTCGTTAATTAACTCGTGCATATTTACATCCCCTTTCATAAAATTTTTGGTATATAATTTAATTAATCCAATATAATCGAGATGATCAGTATGAATAACGTTTTTAAAGAAATCCCATGGTCAACTATTAAAGTTTTGAAATTTATAGTTAACAACTATGATTCAGGTGTGTTTGTAGATGCTATTGATATTAGAAAACATTTCAAGTTTAAAGTTTTAGAAGAGCAAAGAACTTTAGAAATATTGGAACTTGAAGGTTTCATTGATCACACAGCTTCTTTCTTTGGCGGACATGGCATTTACAAATTCAGAGTCACTGCGAAAGCTTTAACAGCTTTTGAATCATTTAAAGAGCTTCTAATTATTTATCTACTTTCAGGTGTCGCCATTCCAGCTACGGTTTCAGTAATAGTCACTTTACTAACCAATCTTTTACTTAAATAAAAAGAAAATAACTATCGCCGCTACAGTCAGCACTAAAACTGCAATTGGCCAAAAGTTTACAAACCACCAGACTACAAATAGAAATCCGTCTTCCATTCGTTCTTTGAATGTCATTTGATCAGCCCCCTAATCGCCTAATCTCGTTTGAGCATTAGCAAAATTGATCTGCTTCTGTAGTTCAAACGGTGGATACCAGTTCTTTGTAAACTCAATCGCATCTTTAAACTTCTCTATTGACGTATCGTTATACCTATCCTGCATAAACACTTCCTTGAATGATTTAAAAAGGCTGCTATACGTTCTTTGGCGCAAATTCTTATCACCGTAAGCATTTGTATCTTTTCCACCTAAAATCGTGACAATCTTTTTATTTCGCTCTTGAGTAAATTTATAAGCAAGATTGCCTGGTAAACCCATTAGCTGTTTTATTTCTTTGACGTCTTTCTCCAAAGTTGAGTACCCTTTCGCAACAAGACTGATCTGCTCAGGCAAAGATAACGGTCTCTGATTCGTGACGCTAAAATAGTTTTCCTCTAATTCGTCATACATATCCCAAGCTTGATCTGTCCCAAGCATTTTCGAATGACGACTTGCTCCCCGCTTTGTCCAAAGATATAAATGGGCGGTTCTTTCTGCCACCAAGGAGCTATTTGATACTTGGTTCTTAAACTCTCTTAATTCATCCCCTTCGAGCAAAAAGTAATGCTTTCCTTTTTTAAATTTTCCTTCATTTCTTTTGAAATTTTGTTTAATACGATCTGTCGTCGTTCCATAAAACATTGCTAGTTGATCTGTTGTTAAAATTAAATCACCATTAAATTCAACTTTAGAAAGTTGATTCATAAAACCATCCCTTTCATTTATCCTTTTTTGCCAATTTGTCATGTTCAAGAGCAAATTTTTTTACCGTACTATATAACTCTGCAAAATCTACACCTGTTACTTCAGCCATTTCTCCAAGTCTAATAGCACTTATATTTTTGGGATTGCTTCTCAATTTATATAAATACGAAACATCAATATTCATTTTCCTTGCTATTGCTTCCTTTTTCAAACCTGATTTATTAAGCAAATCGTCCAATGGCTTATAAGTATTCGACATATTTCACACCCCCTTCTTTCTACTTTTAATTATATTTATTTTTGCCAATTTGTCAATAAATATTTTGCCAAAAAGTCATTAATATTCTTGCCTATTTGTCATTAAATGTTATAATTATCGTGTAATCAATTTAGGGAGGTGTTTACAGATGAAAAAAATAGTGTTACCGCAAATGATTGATTACTTTAGAAAAGAAAACGGAATGACTATGGACGAATTGGGAAAAAGAATGGGTAAAACTCCATCAGCAATTTCAAGATGGATTTCAGGTGCTAGAAGTCCTATGGTGGAAGATCTTGACAAATTAGCAAATATATTCCAGGTGGATGTAAAAACACTAATGTTTGGAGCTAATGAATTTGAAAAAGCCATAAACGACACAGTGATAATTATGAAATCTTTAGACCATTCCCATAGAAAAAAGGTTTATGAATTTTCAAAAAATCAATTGGACGAACAAAATGGCATTTCTGAAATGTCTAAGAAATATATTGTTAATAATAGATGTACTGCTGCAGGCACTCCAATCGACGGTGATTATGAAGATGCTCAACAAGAAATAGTAGTCAGAAATGAAGTTCCACGTGGTGCCGATGAAGTGGTAACAATTGCCGGCGATTCAATGCAACCCCTTCTCATGCGAGGTTCACAAGCCTTTGTCCACTATCAACCAGTTCCTGATTATGACGGTCAAATTGTGATTGTTTCAATTAAGGACATTGGCGTTACATGCAAAAAAATTTATCGTGAAGATGGAAAGATTAGATTAAAATCAATTAACGAGAAGTATTCAGACATGATCTATCCGGCACAGGACGTACGTGTAATTGGTAAAGTTATTACACAAAAGAAATAAGCCCTAACCTATCACCTTGGGGGGAAACAGATTAGAGCTTATAAATTATCCGTTTTCATTTTAGCATGATTCGGATATTTTTTATACATATAAAAGTAATTTTTATGATATATTTAAATTGATATTAAAATTTTTTGGGGGGTAATTATATGAGAAAAAAATGGGTACTTTTTGTATTGGCTTTGTTTGTTCCAATTTTTGCAATATTTTTTAATTCCACTAGCGTTCATGCTGTGTCAACTGAAGATTCAAAAACTGAACTAAAAGCTTCAGTTACAACTCCAATGGCAATGGAAAATTACCAAAACATTGAGAACTCTCTTCTCTCAGCTGCACAGTATAATGATATAACCAGTCCAAATGCCGCAGCAAGTACAAGATTTCAAAGTCGTTTAAAAAACGTTATGCACCTCCGCAAAACAGCTAAGAAAACATATAAGCACGAAAAGAAGTTTTTAACTAGTGGTGACCGACTGATTCTTAAAAACTATACAAGTTCCTTAAGAAACTATTTATATGCTTTACATGACTACGCAGTTACCTATCAAGAAGATATGCCTGTAATTAATGATCAAAACACTGAGTCTGATACCAGAAATGACGCTCAGACAGAGTTAAATGAGGCAAAATCGACTTTTGATTCTAGTAAAACTGCCTGGGTTAATTCATACAATTCAATTGTAAATCAATAAAAAAACATCCCCTACTCGCCAAAGCCAAGGATGCTCATCTATTAAAAGTCCATTATTTGAACCTGTTTAATTTTATTACGTTTTGTTAAAGATTTCAACTTCGGGGGTTCAAGCCTTTTTCAAAACAAAAATTTTTTGGGGGAATTATTTTGGATAAAGAAAAAATTTTTAATTTTATTAGCAAGCATCGTTACATATCCTTGTTTGTTCTAGCTTTGATTGTATTTTTTGTATTTCCTTATAAGGCAATTACTGGTCTTAGCGTATTGTTCTTAATTGGAACAATTGTTTTAGGTATTGTTTTTATTTTTAAAAGAAAAGATAAACATAGTACATCATATGGAAAATTCAAAAAAGCTTTAATTGCATTTTCAATTTTGTTTATAGCAACTTTTCCAGCTATGGTTTCTAAAACTCCGGATACGAGTACTAATTCCTCGAGCAAAACGACTGCTGTAGCACATAAGACTAAGCACCATAATAAAAAACATCATCAAAGCAAAAAAGAAACCGCTGCTGCTAAAGAATCAAAGAAAGCTGAACAAGAAAGTTTAGCCTTAGTTTCTTCTCAAGCAAAAGCAAAACAATCATCCCGAGCAGCTTCAGAATCTGCTTCACTTGCTTCAGAATCATCTAAAATGGAAAGTGAATCAATCGCTTCAAGTATGTCTGAGTCTTCATCGCTAGCAGCTTCGTCTTCTAGTGCTGCTGCTAGCAAGGCTGCTGCTTCATCTTCTAAAACTGCGGCAAGCTTAGCAGCAAGTCAAAGTGCAGCTTCATCTAGTGCTGCTAGCGTGGCTACTGCCAATACAAACACTACTAATACCAATACTGTTTCAACCGGACAGGGTCAAATAATTGGTGATAGCCGCTCACATATTTACCATGTTCCAGGCCAAGCAACCTATCATCTAAATCCAGCAAATGCTGTATACTTTAGTACCGAAGCTCAAGCTCAAGCTGCCGGATACAGAAAATCTCTTCGGTAAAAGGAGTAAATAAAAAATGAAATTTGGAATGCGAACCCCTAGTTTCAAGAAATCATTTAAAGCAAGAACTACTGGTAAGTATAAACGACAATTGAAAAGATCAATCAATCCCTATTATGGTAAAAAAGGCATGGGTTGGTTAAATAATCCTAAAAAAGCGATGTACAATAAGGTTTACAATAAGACCACTTTCAGTGTTTTTAATTTGCCTAAGACTTCTCGAACATCGTCAAAGAGTAATTCAAATAATGCCGGTTGTTTGGGCATATTCGCTTTAGTAATTTGCATTGCTTTAGTTATATCTTTCTGGCAATATATTCTTGCTTTTGCAATACTTGGAATTGCAGTTTATTATTTCATTAAAAAATAAAAATGCTTTATTTTAATATCTTATAAAGAGAATCTTGAACTTAAAGAAAGGATTGATAAGCTTAATAAATAAAAACACATCCCCCACCGACCAAAGTTTGAGATGTGCCTGTCAAATATTAACTAAGGTGAAATACACCCTTTTTATATTTTAAATTAAGAAAGGAGCAATTGCAATGGCCAGTATTCGTAAGAAAAATGGCAAATATCAAGTTCGAGTTAGCTGGTACGATGATCAGAACAAGCGACACTTTAAAACGAAAGCTTTCATAAAAAAAAGTGACGCTACTTCATATGCTAGTGAACTAGAAGTTCTTAAAAGTAAAGACTTCATATCCGTTGATTCTAGTACACCCTTCGCTGAATATTTTTGGAATTGGTTTGAAACCTATAAAGAGCCAAGTGTATCTGAACGAACAAAGTTGACCTACAAGCAGGCTTACAACGCTTTAAATAGTCGTTTAGGCAAAATAGCGATTGAAAATATTGATCGCAGAAAGTACCAGATGTTTATCACCACTTATGGCAAACACCATGCTAAATCGACTGTATCTAAATATAATTCCTTAATTCACGCTTGTGTTAAAGATGCAATCTATGATGGTGTCATATCAAAGACTTCGTACAAAACACCAATATTGTCTTTAATAAAAAAAAGACCCGTGTCATCGACTATTTAAACATCGACGAAATGGACCGCCTAGTAAATCATATTTTAAAAACAAGGAACTCCAATTTCACATCAAAATACATGATTCTACTAGCAATTTATACCGGTGCTCGTTTAGGAGAACTGCAAGCACTCACATGGAAAGATGTTAACTTCAACTTTAGAACGATTAGCATCACTAAGTCCTGGCATGAGGGACTGCAAGAATTCAAAGATACTAAAAATGAATCTTCTAAAAGAGTTGTCCGTGTTAATGAATCAGCCCTAACCGCCCTAAAAGATTTAAAAGTGAAGAACAATGACATGATTTTTAAAAATCAATATAACACTATCCCCACATCTTCGGGTGTTAACAAGACGCTTAGAGAGTGTTTAACAGCTTGTGAGATAGATAAGCCTAGTCTGCATTTCCATTCACTCAGACACACTCATGTAGCTTTCTTGTTATCAAAAGGGATAGATTTATATATCATCTCTAAACGCTTAGGTCATTCAGACATTTCTACAACAAGTCGTGTGTACTCTTATTTGATAGACGAATATAAGATGAAATCTGACAACAAAATTGAAAGTGTTCTATCAACAATCGGTGCACCAAGTGCACCAAAAGTGCACCAAACTTTTAAAAGTAGACGTAAGATAACGTAA